CAGCGTTCTTAGCGGCTGGTACAAACGGTCAGATTCTAACGCTTGCTAGTGGCGTGCCGACATGGGCTGCGGCTGGACCAGCGGCTACCATCGCTGGCGGCGCGGCAGGTCAAGTTCTTTACCAATCTGCGGCTGGAACAACATCGTTCACTGCAGTTGGAACGTCTGGTCAGATCCTAACCTCGAACGCTGCTGGCGCCCCAACATGGTCGTCTGCATTTAACGGCACCGTCGGCGCCACAACGCCAAATACTGGCGCGTTCACTACACTGTCAGCAAGCACCAGTGCCAACTTGACAACATCTGGCACAGTGGTCATTAACCCCACAACGACCACTGGCAGTACAATGGATGGCGTGGCAATCGGTGGTACAACAGCAGCTTCTATAGTTGGAACAACAATTACAGCAGGTAAGTATGTTGGCGTTAGCGGAGGAACATTCTAAATGGCACAAGCCGGCTTCACACCCGTATCGTTTTACCATAGCACCACACCGGCAGCAGCGCCTACAGCGGGTAATTTGGTAAACGGTGAGATTGCCGTCAACACCGCCGACGGTATCATCTACTACAAAAATTCTGGCGGTGTAGTTTCTCAGTTAAGTTTTGGACTAATTTGGCAACCCATTAAAACAGCTAACTTTACCGCAGTGGCCGGTGAGGGTTATCCTATCAACACAACTGGTGGTGCCATTACGGTAACACTGCCAGCGACGCCATCCCTTGGTGATATTGTTGTGTTGGTTGATGACTTTGGAACCTTCGCAACAAACAACCTCACAATCAATCCAAACGGAAGTAAACTATTAGGCGCGTCTGGTAACGTAAAAATGTCAACAAACCGCGAGTCATTGGCGTTTGTGTACATTGACGCAACCCAAGGCTGGTTGCCATACGACGGCTTTAACGCAAGTATTCCAGCACCTGCCTCATACACAGTTAACTACCTGGCTGTTGGTGGTGGTGGTGGAGGTTGTTCATACCCTAGTGGTTCTGCAGCGGGCGGTGGCGGAGCTGGCGGTTTATTAACTGGAACAACGTCCTTATCTATAGGAACAGTCTATACTGTAACTGTGGGAGCTGGTGGCGTTGGGGGAATTGAAGCAGTAGCTACCGCAGGCGCCAATAGTGTATTTAAAACAATTACCGCAATTGGCGGTGGCTCTGGCGGGCGGCCATTTACCCAAAACGGTGGATCTGGTGGCGGCGCAGGATACGCTAGCTCCCCTGGAAGCGGAACCGCTGGGCAAGGTAATAATGGTGGTAGTGGACAGGCGGGTCCAGATTCCCGTGGCGGTGGCGGCGGCGGTGCGGGTTTTTCTGGCGGAAGTGCAACTTCTACTACAGCAGGCGCTGGTGGTGACGGAGTTCAATCATCAATTACTGGCACCGCCGTTTACTATGCTGGCGGTGGTCAAGGTGGTATTGAAGCTACTGGAACTGGTTGGCCTCCAGCCCTTGGTGGCGGTGGTACAGGTGGGGTAGCGGGCACAAACGGACTTGGTGGCGGTGGTGGTGGTGGTGGAACATATTCTGGTCCTGCTGGAAATGGCGGCTCTGGCGTTGTTATTCTTTCAGTACCAACAGCAAACTACTCTGGCACAACCACTGGCTCACCGACAGTGTCCACATCTGGCTCAAATACAATTTTAACATTTACATCAAGCGGCAGCTACACTGCCTAATTAAACGGAGATTATTTTAATATGGCACAAGCAGGATTTACACCCATTTCGCTGTACTACAGCTCAACAACGGGGGCTGCACCGACAGCCGGTAACTTGGTTAACGGTGAGCTGGCACTTAACACTGCCGACGGTCTTTTGTATTATAAAAATTCTGGTGGTGTGGTCGTGCCGCTTGGCGGCGGTCTTGCCTGGCAGACTGTTAAAACAGCCAACTTTACAGCAACTGCAAATAGCGCGTACCCAATCAACACAACGGGCGGCGCTGTTACTGTAACGTTTCCAGCGAGCCCAGTAGCGGGTCAGGCTGTTAGCGTTCTGGATTACGCTGGCACGTTTGCAACTAACAAATTGACCATTAATCCAAACGGTAGCAACCTAAACGGCGCGTCTGGCAATGTAACATTGAATACAAGTCGTGAGGCCATTACATTTGTTTACGGTGGCGCGGCGCAGGGTTGGGTTGCGTACGGTAGCTTTAACGCAAGCGTTCCACCGCCTGCAGCGGTTTCTATTAGTTACTTAGTTGTGGCTGGTGGCGGTGGCGCTAGTCAAGTTCGTTCTGGCGGCGGTGGGGCAGGTGGTTTGTTAGCTGGAACGGCGTCACTACTACCTGGATCTACTTACGCAGTTATTGTTGGAGCTGGTGGCGCTGGTGCAGTAGCTGGATTTCCAAATTCTGGCGTAAACGGAAACAACTCAACCTTATCTGGATCTGGTTTAACTACGGTTACTAGCATTGGTGGTGGATACGGTAATACAGCTGACGCTGGATCAGGTGGTTCTGGTGGAGGCTCTGGCGGTTTTGCTACTTATGTTGGTGGTAGCGGCGTGGCAGGTCAAGGTAATGCTGGTGGTAGCGGTGGAGACTACGGTGCAGCTGGTGGTGGTGGTGCTGGCGCCGTTGGTCAAGGCATACAAGGAACTTATTCATCTGGTAACGGCGGCATAGGTGCGCAATCTTCTATTACTGGTTCCGCAGTGTTCTACGCCGCTGGTGGCGGCGGTGGTGGCGGTACGGCCCCTGGTGGTAATGTAAACCCTGGCGTTGGTGGTACGGGCGGTGGTGGTAACGGTGGATTTGTTGGTGACGACGCAACAAGCGCTGCAGCAAACAAAGGTAGTGGTGGTGGTGGTGCTGGTACCGATGGCTTCAGTTATTTTACTGGTGGTTCTGGTGGATCTGGCGTGGTAATCTTGTCTGTTCCAACATCTCAGTACACAGGCACAACTACTGGTGGCCCAACAGTAACAACTTCTGGTGCTAACACCATTTTAAAATTCACATCTTCCGGTTCTTATACCGCTTAACAAAGGAAACACAATGAGTCATTTTGCAAAAGTAAACAACGGTAAAGTAGAACAAGTGATTGTCGCTGAAGCCGAATTTTTTAACACATTCGTAGATACGTCCCCTGGCACATGGCTACAGACTAGCTACAATACCCGCGGTAATGTTCACTACGGACAAGACGGTAAACCCGACGGCGGCGTTGCCCTGCGCGGCAATTTTGCTGGTATTGGATACACCTATGACCACACGAACAATGTGTTCTATGCACCGTCACCATACCCAAGCTGGGTACTAAACACCAACACATGGACATGGGATGCCCCAGTGCCAATGCCAGAAGATGGTAAACAATATCGCTGGAATGAGCCGACCCTATCTTGGGTTGAATTGGTGGCGGCTTAATTATGGGAAAGCTCAAAGAAACGCTTCTTAATAAAATAGAAAAACTTGAAGCCGAACTGCCAACACCCGAAGAAGCATTAAAGGCTTCTATGGCCCACGCCAACCTTAACCCAATCCTCAAGATGGCCATCGAACAGGCAGAAGCACGCCGTATCAAGGATCTCTACCACGGATTCAAATGATGAACTTTCAAGAATTTTTTAACATCATACTGCCGCTAGTTTTTGTGGCAATTGGATGGTTCTTAAAAGAGCTTTGGACTGCAGTTCAATCTTTAAAAATTGATTTGCACGATCTTCGCACCCACCTTGCTGAAAACTATATACACAAGGATGATTTTTCAGATCGTTGGGACGAAATTCTAAAAGCACTACATCGCGTTGAAGACAAATTAGACCAAATCCGCAAGTGAAAGATTTATTAAAACAACTTCTTACAGGAAAAGATAATGCTACTTACGACATCGGCCGTGTTACTTGGCTTGTTGGGTTTATTGCTGTTATATCTTTGGCTGTATACGAGGTAATGCACACAAGCGTTAGCCTACGCGAGTTTGCAGAAGCGCTTGGTATTGTTACTGGTGCAAGTGGAGCTGCAGTTGCCATGAAGGGTCGCACTGAACCTGGAGACGAAAATAAATAATGTTTCCTCTACCAATTACTACCTGGATCAAACTTGGCGGCATCGTGGCAGTCTGCGCACTGATGTGGTGGATGGGCTACAGCTTTGAGGCTAGTCGGTTTGCTGCCTATAAGGCAACGATTGTTGCCGAAAAGGCAACTATTGAAAAAGAGCAACAGCTTGCCGTCAATAAAATCAATAAGGAAAAGAATGACCAAATTGCTAGTATTAATCGCAGCCTTGCTGACGCTCTTGACAGCCTGCGTAGCCGTCCCAGTCGCGCCCAGCAAGCCAGCGATGGAGAAAGTTGCACTGGGAGATCCCTTCCTGCCGAAGATGCAAGCTTTCTTACAAGGGAAGCTGCCAGAGCAGACGAAATAAGAGCTGGCTTGGAAGCTTGCTATAGGCAATACGATGCTTTAAAATAATTTCACATTGTGAAATTTGGATAAGTAGTTGTATTGGGAGGAAAAATGAAAAAAGTAAATTTAGTAGTTGTAACGTTGTGGGTTTTAGGCATAGTCGCTGCAATTCACTTTACAGACCGCTACACGCAAATTGAAGAGAATATTATGGCAATTGCAGAATCAACATTAGACTTTATTACAAAAGAAGAGGGCTTTCGTAATAAAGCTTATAAGGACTCTAAAGGACTATTAACAATTGGGGTGGGCCACCTCATTAAATCTAGTGAAAAAGATTTGGTTAATGCTACACTTACAGACGAACAAGTTAAAGAGCTTCTTAAAAGCGATTTAAGGTGGTGTAGCGAGGCCGTAGAAAGTACGGTGAAGGTACCCCTTACCCAAGCTCAATTCGACGCCCTATACAGCCTGTGCTTCAATATTGGAGAGACTAACTTTAGAAATTCCACTGTTGTTAAAAAAATTAACGCAGGTGATATGAAAGGTGCCGCAGACGCCATTTTAATGTGGAACAAACCCGCTGTATTAGTAAACCGCAGAAAGCGCGAAAGAGCGCTGTTTTTAACTGATTTATAGGGCGAAAAGAACCTTATTTTTGGATATGTAGTATTAGGAAGCGAACAGAGTTGCAACTCTTGTCTGTGCCGATACACAGACTAGCTTCCACTAATTTAACTTATCGGAGTTACAAATGGAAAGATTGTCTAGAGGCATTGTAAATGAACAAGGTTTAGTTTTTTGGGGCTATTTAAAGTCAGCAAAAAATGGTGAATATTGGGTTGATAGAAATAAATTCAATTCTTTTAGTTTAAAAAAAACCTTTAACCAAAGGCAAAGAGGTTCTAAAAAACTAGGAAGAATTAAAAAGCTTTTAAACAATGCAAAACAAAGAGCCAAAAAAGAAAATTTAGATTTTAATTTAGACAATGACTATTTGGTCAGTATTTGTGTAGATGTTTGCCCCATCTTACATATAGATTTAGAGTGGGATATTTTGAAGGGAAAAGTTACTGACTTTTCACCATCATTAGACAAAGTAAAACCAGAACTAGGTTACGTTAAAGGTAATGTCCAATGGATTTCTGCATTGGCAAATCGGATGAAATCA